GCGCCAAGACGTCAACAATGGCAAATGCTGGCGCGGCTATCAAGAACATCATGACAAAGGCAGTCGAGGTCTTTGCCAATGTCTACAACGCCATCGCCGGGATTCCATACGTCGGCCCCTTCCTGGCCCCGGTCATGGCAGTGGCAGCAGGCGCGACCATTGTTGGCCTTGTTGGAAAGGTGGCATCGGCCGAGCAGGGCTGGGAGCGTGTGCCGTACGACGGTGCGCAGGCAGTCCTGCATAAGGAAGAGATGGTTCTGCCTGCTCCGTTGGCAGAGGGCATCCGGGGCATGGTGGAGAACGGCAACAAAGGCGGCGGAGGTGTTAACGTATACGCCATGGATCGCCGAGACGTTCAACGTTACTTCGACGATAACTCCGACGTCTACATGCGGACCCTTACCCTCGCAAGCGCAAACAACCCGGGAGGTTTCTGATGTCGAGCACTGTATTCCCGACCTTGCCGGGGTTGGCTTGGGGTATGTCCCGAAAGCCAATGTGGTCGAGCCGCGTGCAGAAGTCGACTTCCGGCAAGCGGCAATCGATCGGGTATATGACATATCCGCTTTATCAGTGGACACTTCAGTTCAACGTGCTGCGCGAGTATGCTAGCCTCAACGAGCTCGAGACTCTGCAAGGGTTCTTCAACACCATGAACGGTCAGGTCGACACGTTCTTGTTCGGCGACCCAAACGACGCAGCCGTCGCGGCATATCAGACCATTGGCGTCGGCAACGGAGTCAACAAGAACTTCCAACTCGCTCGCGCATACGGTGGGTTCGTTGAGCCCGTGTATGCCCCAAACACATACACAGTTCGGAAGGCCGGGGCTGTGCAGGCAGAGCCGGCAGCCTTCACTATGGGTGCGAATGGGCTTGTGCAGTTTGTCACCGCGCCGACGGCTGGGCAGGTCGTTGACTGGCTTGGTTCATTCCGGTACCGCTGCGCATTTACACAGGACAGCATTGAGTTGATCAACGACGGTGTCGATATCTGGAAAAGCAACAAGATCACTTTCGAGAGTATCAAACCATGAAAACCGCAGACGCGGCGACGCTTGCAACCCTGAACAGCATTGGAGACGTCAAGATCCTCCGAGCCGACCTCTATACGTTCTACCTCAAGAACAATAGCGTCCTACGGTTCACTGACGCGGATACGCTGCTGACGGTCGGCGGCAACTCTTTCGTCAGTGGCCCGAATATCAGCCGCACGAAGACAAAGCAGTCCGTCGGCATTACGGTCGACACAGTGCAGATCACCATCACCGATGATGGAAGCACGCTCGTTAACGGGAAGCCAATTCTCCATCAGATCCGGAATGGCGTATTTCGGGGCGCGCGAGTTGTAATCCAGAAGATGTATCTTACAAGCTGGACCGACCTGAGCCGCGCCCCGGTCAATTGGTTCGAAGGCATTATCGGAGCCCCATCTGTGGATAACATGACGGCTTCGTTCGAGGTGCGGGCAATGACCGAGATGCTGAATAAGCAGATGCCTTCCGACCTCCATCAAGACACTTGCAATAACGACCTCTACGATTCTGTATGTGGGGCGAACCGCGCGGCGTTTACCTTCGACGGCAGTGCAGGCGCGGTTACGGATCGCAAAAGGTTCGTGCTGTCTGGAGTGTTGCAGGCAGATGCATATTTCGTTTTCGGTAAGGTGAAGTTCACTAGCGGGCAGAACGTAGGGCAGCCCGCGCGCACAGTGAAGAAATATACAGGGGGAGTCATTGAGGTATTCCAGTCGTTTCCGTACGACATTGCTCCGGGCGACCTTTGTGTTGCAGAAGCAGGCTGCGACAAGATGTTCGATACCGGGTGCGCGAAGTTTGGCAGGCAGTCCACAGGCTTTCAGGCAACCCCGTTCATTCCTGTTCCGGAGACTGCTATCGAGGGCGGTGGCATTGCTGGCACAGCGGGTAGCTCCGGCAGCACTGGGCGCGCAACCATTGGCTCGTCTGGTACTTCTGGCCGGTACCCCGGGACGTACATCAAATGAGCGCCACACGCGAACAGGTAGTCACGGAGGCGCTGAGCTGGGTCGGCACGCCTTACCTTCACCAAGGGTACGTGAAGGGTGCGCAAGGTGGGGTCGACTGCGCCATGATCCTAGTCGGTGTGTACGAACCTCTTGGGCTTCTCCCGAAAGGTATCGATCCACGCCCGTACCCGATGCAGTGGCATCTACACAAGAGCGCCGAGCGTTATCTTGATTGGTTTCGAGCGCATGCACGGGAGGTTGAAGAGCCGGGGTTGGGTGATATCGCGTTGTACAAGTTTGGCCGAGCTGTGTCACATAGCGCCATCATCGTTGGCGAAAATGTAATCGTCCACGCATACCGCAAAGCTGGAATGGTTATCCGCGACGAACAGCGTGCGCTCGAATCTCGTTTTGATTCTTACTGGAGTCTCTTCTAATGGGCGGACTGTTTGGCGGGGGCAAGGCTCCACAGGCACAGAAGCAGCAGCCGGCAGGCGCGCTGAATGTACAGACGTCGATCTATGGATCGGCTTACCCGCTTGTGTACGGAAAGAACCGTGTACCAGTGAACTTGATCCACTACGTCAACTTCCGGTCGATCGCGCACACCACGAAGCAAAAGACCGGAGGCAAGGGTGGTGGCGGGGGCAGCACCTCAAACACGACTTACACCTACACCGTCGCGTTCGCTGCGAGCTTTGCGGTTGGCGGTCCCGGGGTCAGTGTCGGCACAATCTGGAAGAACAAGGAGAAGCACACAGCGGCATCGCTTGGGCTCACCGTATTCTCCGGAGCAGCGGGGCAAGTTGCGTGGAGCTACTTGACAGGATCGTTCCCCACGCAAGCCCGCCCATACGCGAACCTTGCGTACATCGCGAGCAGCGTGTTTGACTTGGGAGATAGCCCGAGCCTTCCGAACCTCAATGTCGAGGTGAAGGGGCTGCTCCCGTTTGCTGCTGGCACAAACGATGACGCAGAGCCGAGCGCCATCGTTACGGATTATCTGTCGGACCCGCGCCACGGTGCAGGCTTCGGCACGTATCTCGCCAGCCTTGACACGGGGAACGCATCGTTTCGGAAGTATTGCATTGCGCGCGGTCTGTTCATTTCTCCAATTGAACAGAATCAGCGAAACGCCGGCGCGTTCATCAAAGAGATTGCGGATGTCTGCAACTCGGCGATTGTGTGGAAGAATGGCCAGCTCAACATCATTCCTTATGGCGACACGACTATCACCGGCAACGGGGCGACCTACACTCCAGACCTGACCCCGCTCTACGATCTGACCGTCGACGATTTCTTGTTTGAGAAGGGGCAACCTCCTGTCAAGCACGCCGCGAAGAATCCGTCGCAGCAGTTCAACCACGTTCGTATCGAATACAACGCACGCGAGAACGATTACAACCCACTCATTGTCGAGGTCAAGGATCAAGCAGACATCGACGATAACGGCCTGCGCACAAAGGCTGTGACGCAGCGCAAGGCAATCACGAAGCGCGCGGTCGCCCGTGACGTAGCTCAGCTGGAGATGCAGCGCGATCTCTTCATGGTCAACACGTACGCCTTCCGGCTCGGCATTCGTCACACGCTGCTTGAGCCGATGGATTTCGTTACGATCACAGAACCGCAAATGGGGCTTGACCGGCTACTCGTCCGCATCGTCGAAGCTCAAGAGCAGGACGACGCGATTGACATCGTTGCCGAGGAAGTGAACGTCGGTGTGGCGAACGCTCCAGTCTACAACACGGTCGCACCGCAAGGCTACAACCAAGATTTCAACGCCAGCGCCGGAGACACGCAAGACCCGCTTATCATGAACGGCCCCGGCCTTCTGACGCAATCCGGTTACGAAATGTGGATCGCTGCGTCCGGGGTGAATGCCGATCTATGGGGTGGCTGCCAAGTCTGGGTCAGTGACGACGACATTGAGTATCGGTACGTTGGAAGCATCTACGGCCCGGCCCGGTACGGTGCGCTTGTGGACACACTTGCGGTAGGAGCAGCGGACTACGATATCGCCAGCGTTGCGCATGTGCAGCTCTACGCTGGCGGGCAGATGCTTCCTGCTACTCAACAAGACTGCGACAAGTTCCGGACGCTGATGTACATCGGTGGCGAGTTCATGTCCTACCGTGACGCAGTGCTGGTCAGCGGCACGACTTACGATGTAGATACTCTGCGCCGCGCGGCCTATGGTAGCGTCCGTGAAGCACATGCTGCGGGCTCTGCGGTTGCGCTTATTGATGAGGCAATTTTCCGACTGCCGTATGACTCAGGGAATACGGGGGAACAGATCTATATCAAGCTCCCGTCATTCAATGTGTTTGGCTCGGCATTGCAAGACCTTGCCGACTGCACCGCATGGCCGCATATTGTCGGCGCGAGTGAGCTGACGGCTCCCATGCCGTACTTTGATCTCGACGGGGTGAATGCGAACATCGCATCCGCGCTCGCGCAGTTGGACGAAATTGCAAGCGACGGCAAGTTGACGCTTGGCGAGCAGAAGCATCGGAAGAGCGT